GACTGTAAATCCGCTGGCTCTGCCTACGTTGGTTCAAATCCAACCCGGCCCACCTTCCACACGCCCTTGTAGCTCAGCGGTAGAGCACTCCCTTGGTAAGGGAGAGGTCACGAGTTCAAGTCTCGTCAAGGGCTTTGAGAATAGGGTCCAAAAATATAGTTGATATAACTTACTGGGGTCTGCAGAAGTCTGCAGACTGCCGCAGTCGGTCGGCAGAGAAACGGAACGGGTGGACGCGGTCCGCTTGGAATCCACCAGCGCATAAACCAAGGCCCGGCGCTGCTTTTCAGCGACGCCGGGCCCGTGATTTGTAGCCAGACGGCCAAGTCCTCAGCCTTCGAGGGCAGCGACGCAATCGGCCAGGGCGTCGGTGTGGTGATGCAGATACCGCTGCACGGATTGCAGCGACTCCCAGCCGCCGAACGCCATCAGCTTGTGTGTGGCGATCCCCTTGTCGGCCAGCCGGCTGGCGCAAGTGTGACGAGTTGTGTGGATGCGCAACTCGCGATCTTCCGCCAGGCCGAGGGATTCCTTGGCCCGGTTGAACAGGTACTCAAAGCGGTTGTAGCTGTAGGGCCAGACCCGGTGCTTGCCCACGGCGGGCATGTGGTGGGCAATGGCATCGACGGCCCGGCGGGTCAAGGGCACCGACCTGGGCTTGCCGTTTTTGGTGGCCCAGAACGTCACCTTGCCCTTTTCTAGGTTCACGTCCTCGCCCTTGAGCCGCTCCACCTCGCCCCAGCGGCAGGCGGTTTCGAGCATGAAAACCAGCTGATCGGCCGCGACGGGCTCACCAGCGGCCTGGAAGCAGCGGCAGAAGGCTGTCACCTCCTCAGGGCTGAACACCCGGTCTCTGGTGTTCTCCACGCGCATCTGGCGGGGCATCTTGGGGATCTCAGGGATGTGCCCGTGCAGGTGCGCATCGCTGAGCATGGCCCTGATGGCCGCCACCTTCTTGTTGACCGTGCTGGGCCGGTTGCCCTTGGCGGTGAGCTCTTGGCGCCAGCGATCCACCAGGGTGGCCGTGACCTCGCAGCAGGGAAACTCATCGCCGAAGTAGGCCACGGCTTGCCTGGAGTACATGGCCGCGGTGCGCTCGTAGGCCAGGCCGGTCCAGCGCACCCGCAAGCTCAGCTCCCGGGCTTCCTTGAGGGTGAATGGCGACCGCTGCACCTGCCGGGCGTCGCGCTGGAGCAGCAGCTCGAGGAACTCGCGCTTGCGGGCCAGGGCCTCGGCGCGGGTTTTGCATTTGCCGGTTTTGCGGGTGCCGGCAACCGTGACATCAGCGATCCAGCTGCCATCGGCAGCCTTGCGAACAGATCCAGACATGGGTGATTGGTGGTTGGTTGGTGTGGAAAGCCATGGCGGGCTCAGTTGCCCAGCAGCTGCTTGAGCAGCTTTTTGCCCTTGGTTGACAGCCGCACCTGGTAGCGGCGCGGCTCGTCTGGGTCCTTGTAGGTCTCGAGCAGGTGATACCCCTTCTCGCCGTTGCGGTTGACCTCGCAGAGCGCCGTCACACTGCGAGACACCGAGCCGTTGGTGAGGTTCAGCTCTTTTTCGAGCTCTGCATAAGTGCAATGGCCGCGGCGTGCGACCTCCACAAACAGCTGAGCGTGATGAAGCTGAAAAACCGCCGGATCCAATGCAGCAAAAGCGTTGAGAGCTCTCGCCAGTTGATCCAGATCCATCTTTGCACTCCTAGGAAACTCCTAGGGGAACTCTGACACCCCTGCAGAACAAGGCGCGGGCGGTTTGCCACCTGCTCAAGCCAGATGGAGTAATGGCGCCAGCACTTAGGGAACGGCAGTTCAATCGAGATCAGCAGCGCTACCCGCATTGGACACCTCCTGTTTTAGGTCAAATGTACTAGAAACCAGTTGCTTGCCGTCAGGCGTCAGCACCAGCTGCTCCCCGCGGCGGTGCGGGTGCCGGCGTGTCTCCACCAGCCGGTATGCCGAATCGACATAGTTGCCGCACTGCTTGTAGCCCTTGCCGCAGAGCGTGTGGCAGATCCGCCGCACCTCTCGCTCTGAGAGGCCGCTGACCTTGGCCAGGTCTTGCCGGTGGTCAACTCCTGCAGCGATCCACAGCAGCACCTCAGGCACGGCCGGGTGCATTGCCTTGGTGCGTGCGGTCTTGCCGGCATGGCGCAGCCCGGCCAGCAGCCCGGCCACCTTCTCAGGGGTGCTCATCGCCGCCTCCTGATCTTGCGGCTGTTGAGCTTGGCCCGGTTGGCCGGGGTGTCTGGCAGGCCATGGGCAATCAGTTCGGCGCGCACCAGCGTGTCAACTGCATCCCAGTTGTGATCCCAGGCCACCTGCTCGTTGGCATTGATGGCGTCGCGCTTGTGTTGCGGCAGTCGATACCACCGCCAGATCTTGCGCAGCACCAGCAGCGGCGCCAGCACGGTCAGCCAGTACATCAGCACAAGCGGGCCCGTCACCAGCGACAAGCAGCCGCACAGGATGATCTTGTCGTCGTCCTTCATGCGGCCTCCCGCACCTGGGCGTTGCGGACCTTGTCGAGGGCGTTGTGAGCCACCTGCAGGGCCTCACGGGTGCTGGCCCAGCTGTCGTCGCCGGGTGGGCAGTGCTGCACCTGCACCTCAAACAGCTCGCTTAGGAGCTCAGCGCGTGGGCGCAGCAGCTGCACCAACAGGTCGGCCTCGGCCTTGGTCAGCGTCAGGTCAAACATGGGTCCCCTTTGCGGCGGTGCGTGTGCGCCGGGTGCGGCGCTGTGTCTTTCCTTTGGCTACCGGCCTGGGTGCCGGTGTGCAATCTGCTGCCAGTGCATCGGTGCAGGCGGCTGCACCAGTAGGCGCGGCAGCGGCTGCACCAGCAGGCCGCCACCCGGCCAGGGTCAGCACCAGGGCGAGGCTGTGCACCAGCACGGGCCGCAGGGCCTCAAAGATCAGCAGCAGCAGCACTACGGCCAGCTCGAGCGGGTGCGGTGGTGATTCGGTTGGGTGGTTCATGGGTTGGTTTGGTTGGTGGTTGGTTGCTGCTGTGAGGGCAGCAGAGAGGCCCCGAAGGGCCTCCGTGATGCCGTCAAGCCGGAACGACTCGGCCGTCCTGCAACTGCCATTTGCGGCGCTTTGAACGCTGCAGTGGTGGCCTGTTGCCGCGGCCGAGGATCCAGCCCTGGCCGTGGCAGCTGAAACACACACCGCCGGCAATGTGGCTGAACCACGGCAGGGTCCCGGTGCCGTTGCAGCCCCAGGGGCACTCGTAGGCGTTGGGGTTGCCGGGCCATGGGTTGGGCAGTGGGTCCCTCATCGGTCGCCGCCTCCCCAGCCGGCCAGGGCCGGGCTGTTGTACGGGTGGCTCGAGCCGGTCAGGTCGAGCTCCTGGGCCTCGTGCCAGGCCTCGAGGGCCCGGAAGTGGGCATCGAGGGCCGGCCGGGCCTCGCAAGCGATGCACTCGGCGTCGCTGCGGATGTGAGGGCAGCCGCTGCCGGCGCATGGGTACGGGCAGACAGGGCGGGCTGTGGTGGCCATGGGTCAGGCCTCCACCAGCTGACGGCCATGGATGGCGGCCAGGGTGTCAGCGCTCACCAGCTGCAGGGAGCCGGCGCGGAGCTTGGCGATCAACCACCAGCAATCACAGGCGCTGATGTCGAGGCCCTCGGCTGCATAGCCGCCGGCCTGGCGGGCGAGGGCGCAGATCATGCGCTCGGCCCATTGGCCGGCTGGCGTGTCGCGGTCGATATTGCCGCCGGGGCGGCAGTAGTTGGGCACCGGCAGCTCCGGGCAGGTCCAGGCCAGCTGCAGGGTCCCGTTCTCGAGCCCCCGGTTCAGAGCCTCGATGGTGACGTGGTAGCGCTCGAGGGCCTCGAGCACGACCGCCACGTAGGCGCCCATAAGCGGCCGCGGCATTGGGTACTTGGTTGTCATGGGTTGGGTTGGTTGGTGTGGTGCTGGTGAACCCAGCAGAGAGGCCCCTAGAGGCCTCCGTGATGGGATCAGGCGAAAGGCGGCAGGTCGTAGCAGTCGGCCATTGCCTCAGGCCATAGCGGCTTGCCCGAGGTAGCCGGGCGAACCGCGAACAGATGGCCCGGGAACACGCTGCGCAGCTTGCGGGCGATGTCGTGGGCCTCAGCTGCTGACAGCGGGGCAATCAGCGGATGCTGCCATTGGCCGGAGACCGGCTCCCAAGGGAGCCAGCCATTACCGGCCGGGCAGGCTTGCCAGATGTTGTAATTCATGGCCCCTCAGTGGATCAGGTGGGCCAGGCCGCAATCGCGCCACGGCTGCAAGCGCTCCTCGGTGTGGACCCATCCCGGGTCAATGCCGTGGAACTTGTACCCGATGCGATTGCAAAACGCCTGGAACTCCTCGATCTGCTGCCGAAACTCCTCCGCGGTTTCGCAGATGGTCGTCGTGCAGTCCCCCTCGCAATAGCTGAACAGGGTCAGCCGAAGGGCACTGGCCCAATTGCCGTAGTAGCTGGCGTCCTCGCTGGTGTCGAGCTGGGCAAAATCAACAGGCAGGTTGTAGTCGTACCGATAGCGGCTGCCGTCGAGGACGAACTCCTCGTGCTTGGTGATGGTCATGGGTTGGTGGTTGGTTGGTGTTGGTGCTGGTGAACCCAGCAGGGAGAGGCCGAGGCCCCTCCGGGCTGAGATCAGGGACCGGGGAAGCGGCTGAGCGTTCGCGGGTCTGGCTGACGCCATGGCCGCGGTTGCTCGGTCGCCATCGGCAACGGTTGCTGCCCGGTGCGGATCGGTGGCAGGTCCTGCACTGCTGCCAGGGCCCAGAGCCCCAGCAACAGCGCGGCAGCTCCTGACGCGGTATTGGCCATGGCTCAGTAGCCCAGCCAGATGACCGCCTGGGCCGCGTGCTGCAGCGGCAGGACCTCGAAGCCCTCCAGTGCAGCTTGCGCCCACTCCTGTTCGTACTCGAACCGGCTGATGCCGTGAGCCTCCAGCAGGCGGTCCAGGTCAGGCAGGGCCAGCAGGCAATCATCCCCAGCGGCCCAAATGACTGAGCTCGCGTAGGTGTCTCTGTTGCCCTCCTGCAATGCGTCGATCCAGTCGGACCGATCCCATGCCAGCTGCTCGGCCGGGATCGCCCAGCCGGCAGCGGTTGCCGTTGTCTTCATGTGTCTAGGTGCGGTTGGTTGGCGAGGCCCATCCGCCGGACTGTTGCAGCCCTGCAGATGTGCTTGCCCCCATTGTGCAAGCCCCGCGGCGTTGTGCGCCTGGGTGATGGGTAGGCGTCCTTAGATGTTCACAAATCTTTACAATCCAGGGAGGTCCCCGGTCGGTGCCAGGCCCCGGCAGCAGGCCGGCTCGACCGCCAGCGGACAAGCAATCTTCTGGAGGCCCTCCCCCTGCTTGGGTTTTGTGCCCGCGGCTGCCGATCGGCTGCCGGAGGCTGCAGCGGCACCCCCAGGGCGCCCCCGGGCCCCCCAGCGGGGGGAACCGGCTGCTCCACGCGCTGAGCACGCCATCAGATCACGCGACCCAAAAATGGGAGGCATCAGATCAGGGGACTCAAAAGCAGAGGGTGAGGGGTGATGTTCTGCGGGGTCGGAGAGGAGCGGAGCTCGACAATCTGGAGCAAGTGTCAAGGAATCCTTGACAACTCAGAAGCAAGGCCTGAGAGGAGAGCGCAGTTCAACGGCCTGAGAGGGGCCCAGGAGGGGCTGTGAGGCGTGTGAATGTCTTCGCGGGTGGAGAGCTACCCCTTGTGGGTCCGCAGAGGGGTTGCAGGGCCTTGCGAGAGAAGTTGGCCCAATTGCTTCCGTGTAGTGCTCTGGGTTTTGGATTGACCTTGATAGAGAGTCTAGAAGGAATTTCCAAGCGGGCCTGTGGCAGAAAGGGGTGAGGCTTTCCTACGATCAATCCGGATTGACCGTAGGAGAAGCAGATCCCTTGCGCTGCAAGGGTAGTACAAAACAACCCAGGCGGATTGCGCCGCAATGTTGACGTATTCCTAGGAGACTCGCAGGGGTTTCCTAGGAGACCCAAATGCAGCCCAGTAGGGCACACCAACCAACCAATGTCGTTTTCTACAGAGGAGCAAGAACGGTTCGTCATGCTTCACCAGAACGCCGATGTCGAGTCTCTCTTTGCTGCCGTTGCTCGCAAAGACCTGCAGCCCATGGACCCAGCAGTCCTTTGGGCCCTGATGCACCACATGGACCGTCTAGGTCGGGTCCGAATCACCACCAACGCCCTGGCGGAGCTGCTTGGCTTTTCGGTTTCTGCCTGCAGCCGTTCCTTGACGCGGCTTCGGCGTCAAGCGCTGCTTGCCAAGGTCTACAACTGCAAGAGCGGCGAGGTCTACTACCTGGTCAATCCGCTCGTCGCCAGCGTTGGTGGACCTCAGCGCCGCGGCCATCTGTGGGCGCAATTCAAAGCAGCGCTGGAGGACTGACCTTTGCAGGCCCGATACGCTGGCCCTAAATGCTCTGCACCCATGTATCTGAGCAATGAGCAGCGAATCCGGCTTGGTCTGCAGCAATACGGCAGCGACGTCCCAGACGCCGTGGTGGCCGCGGCTGAGGCGGCGCTTGCGGGAGCTGGCCCTGTTGCCGCAACGGAGCAGGCCCCAGCGAAGAAACGGGCACGCACCACAAAGGGGCAGTTTCAAAGTGATGACCCCTCCACAGCGGACCTGAACGAAGCCTTTGTCGAGGGTTAGGCTGTGGCTGTCGCTTGGGGGTGGTTCCCTGACGGCCCCACCGTTGTTTCCTTGCGCTACGGCGCGACGGTTTCGCGGTTGGTTGGTGTGGGAAGCCCCTCTGCGTCCTCCGGCGTAGGGGGGCTTCTCCTTTGACCTGGACGCCTATCCCGCCAGAACTGGGTCCTGGACGGTTTGCCTATTTCGTCTGCTACCTGCTCAGGGAGCTGAACCTGGCCGACACGCCCACCAAGCAGCAGATGGCGATCTGCGAGTGGATGGAGAACGGCCCCGACCGGCAGATCACCGTCGGTTTCCGTGGTGTGGCCAAATCGACCATGGCCGCGTTCCGGGCGCTGCACCGGCTGCGGATTGATCCGTTCAACGAGAAGATCCTGATCCCAGGCTCGACCCTGGAGAAGGCGGTGGAGATCACCACCTTCATGCAGCGCTGCATCCGTGACATCGACGTGCTGCGCTGCCTGGAGCCCAATGCCGATGGACGGTCCTCGACCAAGGCGTTTGACGTGGGCCCAGCGATCGTGGATCAAAGCCCCTCGGTGCGAGCCGTGGGCATCCTCAGCCCGGCCCTGACCGGCAAGCGCTGCACCTGCGCCATCCCGGATGACATCGAGACCCTGAACAACTCGATCACACCCCTGAAGCAGGAACGCCTTGCCCAGGCCGTCACCGAACTCGAAGCCATCCTCAAGCCAGATCAAGGCCAGGAGCTGCCCAGGCAGGTGATGTTCCTTGGCACACCGCACCTGGAGACTTCGCTGTACCTGCGGCTGGTGCGCGAACGGAACTACGCCATTCGCTACTGGCCAGCGCGCTACCCCGACCCGAATGACCCGGACCAGTGGGAGTGCTACGAGGGCAACTTGGACCCGCGCATGGCGGAGGAGGCCAAGGCCTACCCGGAGCTGGTAGGCAAGCCAACTGACCCGGAGCGCTTTGGCGACGCTGAGTTGATGGGCCGCGAGATGCGCATGACCCGCGCATCGGTGCAACTGCAGTTTCAGCTCAACTGCCGGCTGTCCACCCTGGATCGCTACCCGATCCGGCTGGGAGATCTGATCGTCATGCCCCTGGACGGCAAGGCGTTGCCGGAGGTGGTGGCCTGGTCTTCAGGCAACGAGCACCGCATCCAGAGCCTGCCGTGTGTCGGCCTGGGGGCAGATCGCTACTACTTCTCCGCTGCTTTGATCCAGGGCTGGGTGCCGGCCACCGAAACGTGGCGCTGCATCCTGGCGGTGGACCCCTCTGGCCGCGGCAGCGATGAGCTGGCCTGGGCAGTGATCGCCGAGCTGAACGGCAACCTGTTCTTGCTCGAGTCAGGCGGCACTACCCGCGGCTACGAAGCTGAGGTGCTGCAGCTGCTTGCGCAGAAAGCCAAGCGCTGGAACGTCAACACGATCGTGGCTGAGAGCAACATGGGCGACGGCATGTTCACCGCCCTGCTGCAGCCGGTCGTCAACAAGGTGCATCCCTGTTCGTTTGAAGAGCGGCGGGCTACAGGCCAGAAAGAGCGGCGCATCGTGGACACCCTGGCGCCCCTGGTGCAGCAGCACCGGCTGGTGATCAACCAGGAGGTCATCCAGCAGGACTGGGCCGGCGCCGAACGCGACCCCGACACCGGCCACGCCCGCTCGCTGATGTTTCAGATGAGCCGCATCACGATTGAGCGCGGGGCGCTGCAGTTCGATGACCGCATCGACGTGTTGGCCCTGGGCTGCGCCTTCTTTGTCGAAGCCACCGCGCAGGATCAGATCAAGGCCCAGGCGGCCCGGCAGGAGGAGATTGATGACGCGTTGCGTGAGGCCTGGTTTGACGAGACCGGGGCTGGCATCGACGCGCTGGCAATGGGTTGGCGGCCGCAGCCCAAGGCCGTGGCCTATGGGGGCATCAGGCGCTAACGCCGTCGAGCTCTGCTGTCCTGAGCTTGTCCTCGAGACGGATCGGCACCACCTTGGCCTTGTCCTCGAGCGTCTGGAAGTTCAGCTTGCCAGCCATGCGCGCCAGGTCGGCCGTGGGGGTCTCAGGCATGGCTGCGGTGCTGATCTGGTTTTGCTTGAGCAGCTGAAGCGCATCGCGGCGGGCGTTCTTGTCGCCGTTGCGCAGGTCTTCCAAGATCCCAAAGGCAACCTCCTCGTGGATCTGCTCGAGTGTCTCCCTGAGGTCAGGCACGGTTACATGGGTGCAGAGATGCGTCCATCATGCCAATCAAAGACGTGCAGTTCACTGACGAGCGCTGGTTGCAGTTTTGGGAGAACTACAAGGGCCTCAAGCACCAGCAAGAGGCAGTCATCAAGCTGGGCCAGCAGATCAAGCAGGCGGACTCTTGCCTGCTGACGGAATCAGCGGATTGGGCGGCGGACTACCGAGCGCAGCAGCAGGCGGCGCTGGTGCGCAATCCGCTCAACGTGAAATGGCAAAGCCAGCTGGACAACAAAAGCGGCACCGGCTACCGGGAGTGCTTCTCATCAAGCTGCGCGATGTTGGCAATGTTCTGGGGCAAGGTTGTCAATGACGACGCCTACAACGTGATCCGAGCCAAGTACGGCGACACCACCTCAGCCGAAGCGCAACTGTCAGCGCTGCGGTCTCTGGGGCTCAAGGCCAACTTCCACACCAGCGGCACCCCGGCGGCCCTGGAGCGCGAGATTGACGCTGGCAGGCCCGTAGCTGTGGGCTGGCTGCATCACGGCCCTGTGGCAGCCCCCAGGGGCGGTGGGCATTGGTCTGTCGTGATCGGCTACACCGAAGCCGCGTGGATTCAAAACGACCCCAACGGCGAGGCCCTGCTTGTCCAAGGCGGCTACAGCAAGAACACCAAGGGGGCCGGGGTGGTCTACAGCCGCAAGAACTGGAATCCGCGCTGGATGCCCGGTGGCAGCGGCGGCTGGTATCTCACTTGCCGTCTGTGAAGCGGCCGTTGGCATCACGGCGCCGCCGGGGCCGGTTTTGGCGAGTGGGGGGCTCGCGGCGCTGCAGTTCGTAGGGGAACAGCTCGCGGGCCATGTGCAGCGTTAGCTGCAGCACCGAGTTGTCCTTGACCTTGCTCATCCCGATCAGCTCGGAGAGTACAAACAGGCCAAAGCCGATCAGGACTTCCTGGTGTTCAACGGCGGCAGCTGCAACATTCATCGCACCACTCCAGAGGATTCAGGGGGCACCGCGCCACCGTGACCAGCCTCCAGGCGGGTGATGCGGTTGTCGTGGCGCTGAAGCGTGTTGTAGACGGTGTCAAAGGCCGTTTCGAAGCGCTCCAGTGTCTTGTCGATGTGCTTCACCGAGGCCGACAGCTCGATCAGCGCCACGGTGGCTGCATCATCGTGCTTGCGGACGTTGGCAAACCAGTTGCCAGCGCTGCCAAACACCACCCCCGCCAGGGCTGCCAGGATCGCGGTAAACGGCTCGGGCACAACTGCAGGGGTGCAGAACTCTGCAGTAAGCCTATCGGGTGCGGCGGTGCCGGCAAACCCAGCCGTAGATCTCTGGCCGTTGCTCGGGGTTGGCTCGCCACAACACTCCAGCAACGTGCTTCAAACTTGATGTGTCCTTGGCATGGCTCAGGTAGGCCATCGTCGTCTGCAGGCTGCAGCCGCCCTTGGCTTTGCGTTTCAGCCGTTTAATCGCCCGCTTGCGAATCAGCTTGTAGTGGACCCAGTGCCGATAGCCCACCCAGTCCACGCCATCGGCAATCCAGCCCACCCCACTCTTGCTGTTGAGCCTGAGGCCCAGCTCTTGCACTTTGGCGTCCATGGCCCGGTGCGCAGCGTGTGCTTCGGCCGCTGTCTCAAACAGGGCAATCATGTCGTCGCAGTAGCGCAGGTAGGTGTTCAGCTTCAGCTCGCGCTTGGCGAAGTGATCGAGAGGGTTGAGCGCCATGTTGGCCATAATCTGGCTGGTGCTTGCCCCGATCGGGATGCCGCAGTCACCGCCGTTCACCGTGATGTACTGCCACAACAACTTCAGCGTGGGCTTGCATTTGATGTGGCGACACATCTCCGCATACAGCGCCTTGTGGTTGATGCTGTAAAAGAACTTGCTGATGTCCAGACCGAGGTAATACTTCCACCTGGGATTGCGTAGATACTTCTGCAGTTCGTTGCTGCAGCGGTGTGTACCGCGGCCGATTAGGCAGCTGTAGGTATGGGCGATCAGCCGTTGCTGCAGCGGCACACGCAGCGCGTTGCAAACCGCGTGTTGAACAATGCGATCTTCTAGGAACGGGGCCTGGATCAGCCGGGGCTTTGGGTCTTTGATCCAAAACTCATAGTGCGGCCGCGGCTTGTAGCGGCCATTTAGCATCTTCTCTTCCAAGCGTGAAAGATTGATAGCGATGTTGCTCTCGTATTGGAGGATCAACCGCTTAGTTCCCTTGCCGCTGCGCACCTCCTTCCAAGCGTAGAGCAGTGCGTCGTAGTTGGCGATTTGGGGCCAGAGGTTGCCGAGTTTGTGGGGCATGGCGAGACGGTCGCTTGAGCTACTGGAATCGCCTTTCCCGGCTATTGAGAGCCCGCAGGCTCAAGGACGAACTCCCTCCCTTCAACACGGCACGGAAGGTTCCCGTGAGAACCAACGCTGGGCGTGATTGTGTCAAAGTCGGACGGCACGAGCGCCATTGTTGTTGTTCGCGTTACCGGATGTGTTGTTGAGATTCACGTTGAACACTCCCGCATTGGCGGTGTTGTTCCAGTTGCCCCCAACGATCGGCAGCATGTCAGGAGTCCGCCCTGAGCTCTGAGCGTAGCCAGCCGCCAAGCAATTTGCCTACTTCGTCCAGCTTTTCGGATGCAATTCTGTGCCGTCTGGGTTCGATGTACTTGGCCTCCACTGCCAGGTTGAGCAACTGGCGGAGGAACTCATGCTGCACATTGAAGCGGGTAAGATCGGTTTTCTTGTGCTGCTTCTTGTTGGCGGCAATGGCCAACTCCAGACAGAGATACCCGATCTCACGCATCTTGGCGCTGAGGACATACTTCTCATACCGCGGCATGTTCCTGGTGAGAACGTCGAGGTAGAGGCAGAGATCCTTGCAGCGCCGCTCGATCAGCCAGTAGCGCTCTTGCCTGGCATCCAGTCCTTCCGGTGGAGAAGGGGAGGCTGTCGCCTCCCCCACATGGCTGCTCACGCAGCCAGAAGGCGGACGGCACGAGCGCCAAGGTAGTAGTCCGCGGTACCGGAAGTGAAGTCGAGAACCACGTTGAACACTCCCGCACTGGCGGGGTCGTTCCAGTAGCCCCCAGCGACCGGCAGCAGGTCGTTCGGGCTAGAGCGGTAGACGCCATCACCACCAAAGATGTTGGTGCTGGTTTGCGTGCCACTGGTGCCCAGCTCGCGCGGAATCAACGTCTCCGTCATCGCCCGCTTGGTGGCGTTGCTGAAGCTGCTGGAGGGGTGGAAGGTGCCACCGCTGTGGGGCACCAGGTAGCTCCAGCCGGCGCTGCCAAACCAGATGCCGTCATCTGCTGCAGCGCCGCTCTCAGCCGCCAGGGACAGCACGCCAGTAGCGCCTGTGATCGAGGCATTGCCCGTGGTGTTGGTCCACGCTGCGCTGCTGGGAAACAGGCGGAAACCGCCGTTGCCGCCGCCGCTGTTGGTCAGGCCAGGGGCGCACTCCCACTGGTTGCCTTGAATGTCTACGATCCCGCTCAGCTGGCCGTTGTGGGTGGTGTGTTCCACCGCCGACGCACCGCTGATGCGAGCAGCGCCGGTGAAGGCGCGGTTGTTGCGGCCGGCATAGCCCGAGCCGTTGTGCCCCGTCAGGTCAGTGCGAGCAAACTGCAGGCTCGACTTGTTCACGTCCGAGCCACTGTTGTTGTTGCCCTTGGGCGCGTAGGGGGCCACGTCCATCCAGGCCGCCTTGGTGGTGGCACCGGCGATCGTGGCGCCGCCGCTATCGAGCAGGGCCTGGGCGTGGGCCAGCGACAGGAAGGCGATCTGACTGCGGATCCACAGCGGACAGGGAGCAAAGTCCGCGCCGCGGGTCTTGACCAGGGCCCACACGCCACCGAGGGTGTTGGCAGGAGTGCCGGCAGCGCTGTTCAGCGCGGTGCTGTTGCACAGGCTGAAGGGGCTGTTGAAATCGGTGCCGCCGTCGTCTTTGGTGGTGGGGCTGACGGGCCAGTGCAGCGGACGGGAGACCGCAATGCCGCCGGTGAGCGGGGTGCCGCCGGGGCCGCTGGTGTGGTTGGGGGTGCCAGAGCCATCGGGCTTGCCGTTGGAGATCTGGTACTTGTCCACGAACACACCGATCAGGCTGGCGCCTGAATCAGTGAACGCTTTGGGCAGGACAGCGTTGCCCGATTGCGTGTCACTGATCACCACCTTGGTGCCATAGAACGGCGCGTTGGTGTTACCCGGTGCTTGCACATCGATGTAGTGCGCCGGGATGAAGCACACGATCGAAGCGCTCGGCAGGTGAATGTAGTTGCCGAAGTGGGGGTGCTCGCGCAGCGGGTCGTAGGTGCCAGCGCTCAGCGGTGCAAAAGTGGCAGGCAACAGCTCAGGCGGGCAGCAACCGATGCCGAAGCCAGACATGCCGGCCAGGCCCACGGTGTAGCGCCACTGATCGCGGTAGCCATACCACTCGTTCTCGATGTTGAAGATCCCCTTGGGACCAACAATCCGCTCCTTAACGCGGAGCAATGGGGTGATGACAGTCATGGGTTAGGCCTCGTTGAAAGGAGCGGGGTAGAAGGTGACGGGATTGGGCAGCTGGCTCTTGGTGATGGCCGTCACTGGTTGACCACCAGCCCAGGCGTCGATGTCATCACCAACTCCGTAGGCGCCGAAGTAATCGAAGCCGTCGTGCGTGTTGGCATCAGGGTCTGCATCACGCTGCAGCGCCACCAGAGTGAAGGTGGGCTCAGTGCCAGGATCCTGCTCAGGCCACTGCACATTGGTGCCGGGCTCGGGATCTGCCTTGAAGAAGCGGAAGTCCATGGTCATCACATGTGAGAGGCGGAGGTGGGGTCGATCACAGAGCGACCGCCATAGCTGCGATCACCTGGGCGACCGATTGGCAGCGTGTCTCGACCGAATTGCTGCAGTTTTTGCAGGCTTGGTTCGGCTACCGGCGCTGTGGCCGGAAACCCTGTGGATGGAAGTACGGCCATCAGCAAAAGCTCCCTGACGGAAGGTGAACGGGGTTGTAAGCGTCCGCACTGATGTAGTGAAACGCTGTGCCTGGCGGCACGACCGGGCCAACACCAAATGGCACCTGGCCTGGCGTGCCAACAGAGAACGAACCGTTGCGATAGATCGCAGTCAGTTCATCCAGCAGCACCGAGCCGGTTGAACCAGAAGGGCCAACCGGGCCAGTAGGCCCCGGCACTGCGGGGCTGAATGTGCCCGTGAACGGATTAAAAGCAAAGTTGGCCATGGTCAGCTCTTGGTGATGCTGGTGACGTTGCCGCTGCCGTCATACGCAAGGGTCAACGTTGTTACGACGGCGCCATTTGAGCCGCCTTGTTTGTAGACGACGCCGGTTAAATTAGAGCCGCTATACGTCATCGACACATAGTCGTGCTCAGGAATGGCAAGGCCTGGAATGGTTGGCCCATAGAGTTGAGCAGGCATCAGCAGAAGCTCCCTGAAGCGTGGTGAATGGGGTAGTAATCGCTCTGGCTGATGCCAGAAAACGCAGCGCCAGGCAAAAGCACCGGCCCCACCCCAAATGGGATGCGGCCAGGTACTCCCACGCTGAACGCTGCGTTCAGCAGGATTTCAAGTGGTTCAAGCACTTGAATCGTGCTTTGCGGCATTGCAGCAGCAGTGGCAATTTGCACTGCCGCGTTGGCCGCCGCCGCCGCCGCGTTGGCCGTGGTTGTCACGGCATTGGCGGCTGCAGTCGCAGCGTTGGCTGCAGTGATTGCAGATGTCGCTTGAGATTGAGCGCTGGCGGCTGATGCTGCCGATGCAGCTGCCGATGCAGCCGCTGCCGTGGCGCTGCTGCCCAGCTGGGTGACAGCGGCATCGTTTCGGTCCTGCTGTTCCTGCACCACGTACAGGTTTTGCAGATCGGCGATGTTCATGTCATCGGCGATCAGGTTGGAACCGTCTTGCCACGGCACCAGCTGCGAGGAGTCGGGCGTGTCGCGGATGACGGTCAGCGTTACGCCGTTGGCAGGCGCCGCCGTGGCCTGCACCTGGGTGCCGCTGGTCCAGGTGTAATCGACCCCATCCACCAGCAGGGCGGAGAAGGTGCCATTAAGGATGTTGAAGCCGGTGTAGAGCTTGACGTGCGACTTCAGCAGGTACGGGAACGGAACCGAAAAGGTCGTCGTGGACCCGTTCCCTGTGTACTGGGCATAGGAGAAGGGCACGGGAAGTCTGCACTACTGCAGACCTCATTGTGCCGGACCTAGCGCATCTCTCAACCTGTCGCCAAGGCGCATCAGCTGGTTTTGGGACTGCTTGAAGGTTTCAGTCGCCAACTCGTCTTTCACCGCGCTCCACTGCTTTGCCGCATTGCTGGTGCCAGCAGCTGCGCGCCGCTCGAGCTCGTCCTGCGTCAACAGGTCGTAGTAGTCGGTAATGCCCTTGATCAGCACCTGGGCGGTCTTGGTGCGCCGCAGCGCCGGCGGCAGGCCGCCAGCCGGGTTGGCCGACGTGAGCGGGTCGTCCTCGACCGCCTGATACCAGGGGCTCGTGAACAGGGTGTAGAGGGCCTCCTTCTTGGTTTTGCCCGCTGTCACCTTGTCAAGGATCTGCGAGAGCGGCAGTGCCGCGCCGCCGTTCTTCTTGATACGGATGCCCATGTCCGTCACGGTCTCCACTGGGAACGGGAAGAAGGCCTGAACCTTTTTCCCTGCCAGCCCCATCCGTGCGGTCGGCGGCAGATTCGGATCGCCCTTGAGCTTGCCGTGGATGTCGTTGTACTCCCACTGCAGGTCGTCGCTCATTGCCACCCCCTCGAGCTTGCGTGTGAGCAGTGGCCCGGGCGGATCGAGCATGTCCTGGGTGTCCAGCTCTCCGTAGACCACATCGTTGATCTTTCCGCTGGGCCAGATTGACGGGAAGCCGGGCAGGCCTTTGGAGAAATTGATGCCCTTGATGTGGCCGATCGGGCTGCCCAGGTGGTCGGTCTCCTTTCGCTTAGCGCCGGTCAACAGGCCAGTGATTGGCATCGTGTCGTAGGCCCAGTTGCGCAGGGACTGCTCCATCTGCGCGAAAAAGTTGTCCTTGTCGAGCAGGTAGTTCTGCATCGGAGCGTCAGGTGCATCGCGGAAATAGCTGGTCCGGTCAGCGCCGAACAAGCGCTCGACATTGCGCTCGGCGCCGATGAATGGCACCTGGCCCGATCCCATGAAGGCGATGGCCTTGCGCACCTTCTCCCAGGCGCTTTGGCTGCCATCCATCATCGCTTCCATGAGCAGCTGCACCTGCTGGATGCCGGTCTGGCGCATGACCTGGTTGGTCATCACCTTCATCCAGGCCAGACCTAGCTCAGTGCCGTCGTAGTCGTTCGAGTTGGCCGCCTCGGCGGTGTCCTTGATGTCCTTCCACAGGAACAGGGTGTTCAGCACCGGCAGACCGCCCAGGGGCATCCCGGCGATGGTGTTGCGCTTGGCAAGGTCTGACTCGTTGCCGCCCTTTACCAGGCCAGCAGCATCCAGCGCCCCAAAGGCCGCCAGCAGCGCCCCGCTCATCACCCAGCCAGCCTTGACCCGGGCCACCTGTTCGGGCAATGGGTATATGACGTCCAGCATCTTGATCGTGTCGATCGCGCCGAACGTCGCCAGCCGGTGATCAAACAACAGGCCCATGAATGGCGAGCGCCAGTAGGGCATCAGGAAGCGATCGACCGCCCAGTTCTGGCGAAAGCCCATCATTCCCCGATCGAGCAGCTCGCCCGGGTTGCCGGTGGCGGCGTTTTGGAACCTCATCTCGGCCGAGTAATTCAGAGCTTCAACGGACTCGGCACTGCCCAGAGACGGAGCCCCGGCCAGGTTGTTTTCGGCGATCAGCGCCGCGATCTCATCGTCGGTGAAGTCGCTGCCTTTGAGGTTGTACTGCTTGCGGAAGGCCTTGATGTTGGCCTCGGTGGGGGTGGCCTGGTAGATCGCCTCGTCGATCCGGGCCTGCACCCACGCGGTCCGGTCCCGCTCGCTCAGCAGCCCGAGCTGCGCCCCTTCCATGCGGGCCTTGACCTCCAGGTCGGCCTTCAGTTTGAAGAGGTAGTGGTACTTGCCAAACACCTCGTCAACGCCCGCCATGGTGCGCAGGAACGGCTTCCACGGCACATAGGTGTCGATGTCCTTGATGCGCAGCCCGCGGGCGCCTGAGCCCATCTGAACGCCCAGGGCCGACAGCGCGGCCTCCACCCTGGTGGTGCCCTTGGCGCCGTGAGGTTTGGTGAACGCCAAAATGCGCGCCGCGGCCTGCAGCTTGTTGGTGAACAGCGCGACGTTGTGCGGGTGCGCCAACGTCAGCATCGGGTTGGCAGCCTGCTTGTACGGCATGTCCACGATCGCCTGCATGTCGATCAGGTCCTGGCTGTTGGTCAGCAGGCTCTTGCCGTAGGTGTCGAGGTTGCCGCTGTAGTGGCTGACGCCCTCCTGAAGCACCCGCGCCAGATCGCGTCGCCAGGTGGTCTTCAGGGCCGTGAACGCAAAGTTGTGCGCCTCTGAGCTGATCTGCATCGCCTCCAGCAGAGGTTTGCGGGTCATCTGCGTGCCCACTGGCGTCAGCCGGGCACCGTTGAACATCGTCTGCTGGACCGGCCCGTAGAACGCCATCACGACGTTGCTGCCGGCGTTCATCTTGATCTGGGTGTTCAAGTTCCCCAGCTGCGAATCCTTGATCAGCGCATTGGCCATGCGCATGTGGGTGTTGAACCAGTCCTTGTCGAGCTTGGACTTGGGATCCAGGCCATCCACCTCAGTGGCATCAATCAGAAACTGCAGTTGCTTCTCGCCTTTCTCGCCGTTGTCGTCAATGGCCTGCAGCACCCGGCCGAAGTGCTCGTCCTTGTCCAGGTCTTTGCCGGTCAGCCCGATCGCCTCGGCGACTTCCTGCTCGTCACCCAGGTCGAGGCGGAACTGTTCAAGGCCCAGGATCTGCTCCTGCTGGCTGCGCAGCGCCTGCGCGTGACGGCGGCTGGCCAGGTTGTTGTGGCGCTCCATCACCAGCGCCAGCTTGTACTGCTTAAAGGCGTCCTGCTTCAGCTCGGTCGGAACTGGGTTGCCGGGGATGGCCTGCATGTAGGTGCGAATCTGCTCAAGCGTGTCGAGGTAGACGCGCTTGCTGCGATCCGCCCAGAACCGCAGCCACACCTTGTTCTCCACCGCGTTGATCACCGGCGCTGTTTTGACAGCGGCCTTAATCAGCAGGTCAGCGTCACTGGCGCCCAGGTCGCGGTAGTAGTTGCTAACCAATTCGGTCAGCCGCTCCTTGTCGTAGCTCTGCGTCAGAAAAGCAAAGTCCTCCGGGGCAACCCGCTCATGGGTGATGCCCAGGGCTTCAGCCAGGCGGGCGTAGTCGTCCACCGTGCTGATGTCCACTTCGCGCAGCAGGCGGTCGTAGTTCTGGAAGCGGCCATCAGCGCCGCTGGGCTTGGCGCCCACCTCGAAGCCGCGGGCCACCATGTCCCCCACTTCCTGGGAGCTCATGGTTCCGGCCAGCTGCTTGTAGCCCCGCTCAATGTCGGCCCGGTCCAGCTCAACAGGCTTGCCGCCGCGGCCCGGCAGGATCACGCTGTCGCCCTTGGGCGCATAGGAGTAGACGCCAGCGGCCCGCATCTGCCGCTCCATGTCGTCAGCTGTTTCCTGCAGCTTGCGGTTCTGTTCCTGCAGGTCCTGGATTTGCTGGAAAGCGTCGTCGCAGTTGTTGCCAGACATGATCAGCAGCCCTCCTGTTGAGCCTTGCGGCGGATGTCGTTGATGGCTTGATTGTTGGCTTCAATCTGCTGCCGCACGCGCTGAGCGCCAACCTGAGTAGGGGGCAGTGTGCTGGCGTCGTAGTCACTGGGTGATACGCCCAGGACATCCCAGCGCCGCTCGTAGTTAGCCAGGGCCCTGTCGCGCATACGCCCAGGCCGCAGGTACATCTGCTTGCCGATCTGCCCCGTGTAGGCCGCATCCAGCAATTCCCGTACAGCCTTGGGCGGCATCGCCGCCTCTGCCGCAACGCTGGACCGTGGGTCGATTGCCTTGGCCAGTCTCTTGAAATCGCCAGCGATTGAATCGGTAAAATCACCAATAATTTTTAGCTGCTCTGTCGTGAGATCGGTGTTGCGCTTGAAGCCAGCGCCAAGCAGGTAATTTTTGATCCGCTCCCACAGTTGAATCAGCGGCTCAAGCGCTTTCTCAACTCCCGCAGGAGGCGCCACATACTCGCCCAACTTATTGGCGCGGACTTGCGCAACATAAGCAGCTGCTTTTTTGAGTCCTTGCTTTCGATAAATGGACTCCATGTCACGAAGTAGCCGTGCCGCAATGACACGTTGGCTTCCCCACGCCATGAGCTCGATGTTTTCGAGGTCGGTGGCTCTGCCCCATTTTCGGGCCTTTCCGGCCTCGGACCTGAAGTAGGCAACGGCTTCGTCACTGGCCAAGACCTCTAGCTGCTTTTGGGTAAGCCGTCGCGCTTGCAAGAAGTGAACTGCTTCATGCACTCCAGTCTGGGCCATCTCGGCCAAGCCGAAGCGGTTCAAGAAATTGTCGTAACGAGCGATCAGCAGTACTGCTCCGCTTTCGTTGTAGATGTAGTCCGAATTGACGCCGCCTACCTGCTGCGGCACTGCGACGCCGCCACCTCCATAGCCGGCGTTGTTGGTGCGAACAAAGACCGCATCGGCGATGTCGGCGTCAAGGCGGCTGCCTTTCATCCGGCCGCCGGTCATCTGCTGCACGAACTCCAGGATGTCCTTCTCCAGCCGGTCGGCGGCGCCCTCCTGCCCCAGGGTCCAGACCCCCTCCAGGCGCTCGTTGCCAAGCTGTTTCAGGATTAGCTCCTGCTCGGCTGGCGGGGCGTCACCAACCAACAGCCGCTCCAGCAATGGTTCTTTGGCAGGGTCGTTCAGATCGTCGAGCAGCTGAGGGCTGGTCATCGGGCTGCGCCGCCACGGCTGCGCCGGCAGCTCGATCTGCCCTGGGTTGCCCTTGGCGGCCTGCTTCAGCGCTGCCTTTACCTGCTTGCCATGGGCCACCACCTCATCGAGGTTCAGCCCGGCTTCCTGCACCACCTGCCGGAACTTGCCCGCAGCCTTGCTGGGCTTCACCGCATCGTTGGCCAGCACGTAGGCAGCGCGGTCCAGATCGGACTGGAAGGTGACGGTGTTGGTGCCGTAGCGAGGCGCGGCCTTGTTGAGCTCCCCGGGCAGCGTGAACTCAGGCTGCGGGGCAGGAGCGGTGAGCCGCAGCGGCTCGGGGCGGATGGGGGCGGTTGGTTCTGCGGCCTGACCAAACCCCCCGCCAGCGGCTGGAGAGTCAAGCCCGTACCGGGGTGGCATCACCTCAGGGGTGATCACCTCATCCAGGTCAGCCGCCAGGCCCACGTTCTTCTTCTCGTCAAAGGTCAGGGCCTCGTATTCGGTCGCGTCCCGCAGGGCCTGCTGCTGCTCAAAGGCCAGCGCGGCGTCGCTCTGCTTGTGCTCCACCGCCAGGCGAATCTCGTCGGCGGTGGCTTGGGGCAGCTTGGCCTCGTCCAGCGCATCCAGTCGCACCTGGGCCGGTTCCGGCAGGTCAGGGATCGGTGCTGTTGGAGGACGGATTTGGCCATTTGCCGCGGCCTGCTGCAGCAGCTGCGCTTCGGCCGCCAGCCGTTCATCGGGCGTCAGCTCAAGCGGTGCGGCGGGCTCGTCGGCTGCGCGACCAGCGGCAGCAAACATGTCCTCCTGCACCACATCCACAGCCGGGGCCACCTCTTTGCCCATGGCTTCAGAGATGGAAGCGGCCAGCCGGTTCTTGATGCCCTGGGCCACCTGGGGCGCAGACTCGCCCGCCATGACTCGGGCGACGCCCTCGTTGAGCAAGTCGTTGACGGGCCCGACCGTGTACTTGAGATCCTTGAAAATCTGTTGCGCACGGGCGGCTTCATCGCCGATCTGGCCTGCGGCCTTGGCGTCGACAACAGCGACCGGGCTCAGTGCATCGGCGTTTTTCCCGGCGCCACGGAACAGCCGCTTTTCCTTGCCAAGCAAGATGTTGATTTCTGCCGCAAGACGCTGCATGGCCAGCATCTTCTCGTCAAAGGTTGAGTCCCAGTCCTCAAACGGAAGCCGGCCCTGCTCTTGACTTGTCTTTGCGGTTGCGGTGTTCTGTTGCGCCTTGGCCCAGTCCATCATTTCGACCAGCTCAGCTGCGCTTGTCTTTGGATCCTTGGTGATCTGGATGTGAGCGCTGCGCATGATCTCTGGGCTGGCGCCTGATTCCCCAATCAGTCGATACATCGGGAGCAGCTCGTCCGGGGCGTTAACCGCGCCCTGAAACACGTCCTCGGGCAACCGGCTGAGCGCAATGCCGTCACGCCAGAAGCCGCTTGCTTGAGGTTTGCCCAGCCTCTTCAGATCGCGTGTTGTGGTGATCCCCTGCTCGCGGGCCAATTTAGCCGCGTCAAACACAGTGCCCTTGCCATCGCTGATGTTGGCGATTGCACCCTGCAGCCGGGCCTCGGCAGCAGTTGGCGCATCGAGGAACTCGACTCGCAAAGACGGGATGCCCATGCGCTTGGCGGCGGCCAGCCGGTTGTGGCCGTTCACCACGTAGACGACGCCGGGTGGGCCGATCTCGCCTTTGACGTCGCGCCATACCTGGGGAATCCCTTCAGCGTTGGGGTCCCAGCGCTCCAGCCCCTCAAGCGAGTTGCCGATCTGCTCGCCGGCATCATTGACGCCGCCCTTGTACTGAAACACCTGCGGCGCTGCCTGCACCTCGGCGGTTGGCAGCATCTGGCCGCCCATCATCCGGTTCACGATTGGGGCCTGGCCGTCAGCAGCCATCGCCGTCAGCGAGTCGAGCATGTCGGCCTTGGTGAGCTGGGCAGCGTCGTCCACGCCCGTGAGCGCCTGGGCCCGCTGCCACAACGCTGGATTGACCTCTGGGTCAAACAGCGGCCGCAGCTCGTAGTCCTCGCGGGCGCCCAGTTTGCGAATGACGGTCTTGAGGTAGTCGTCAGCCAGCTTGTCGGTTGGGGCCATCACCATGCCGGCATCCACCGGTGGCCGCGGCTCCACACCAGCCCTGGCCTCAATCACCTGGTTGACGCGCTCCACCACATCCAGGCCTGGCGCGTTCAGAACGGTCTGGATTTCGCTGTCGCTAAGACCCTCGAGCGCCTTGCCCAGCGCGGTGCTCTCAGGCAGATCCGGGTCGTAGGTCCAGGGGTCAAGGGCTGGATCCGCATCGGGCAGCTCTGCCGCCTGGGCCTTGCCGAAGTTGTCGGCAGTGGCGTTGTCGATCGTTGGAATCGAAGCAGGTTCAGCCGGAGCTTTTGCGGGTGCGGCCAGCCCAAACTGCTCTTGCAGTTGCGCGATCCAGTGCTCACTGCCAACAGGGTCAGCGCCCGCCTTTGCATAAGCGCCCTTTGCCAGGGCCAGGGCCTCATCTCGCTCCAGAGGCCTGCCAATCGCAGCCTGTGCGCGTTGCAGGTTCAGAACGATTGGGTCGCTGCGCATTGCTCCGCGCCCTTGCAATCCCTCCCACACGGCGTTGTCCAGGCCTTCTGTCAGGCCTTTGCCCATCCCAGTGAAGATCTGCTCGATTTGGTCGCCAGCCGAAACAGCAGCGGGCTCTGGCGCTGCCTGCGCCGGCCGCATCCCCAGCCGCTCTTCCATTGCCGCATTGGCTTCCTGAAAGGTCGGCTCTGGGGCAGGAGCGGGCTGGGCTGGCTGCTTGGCTTGCGGGGTGAAGTCGAGGCCGTCAGCTTCGTCCTTCTGCAGGACCCCCATCGACTCCTGTTTGGCCCGCTGCCGCACTTCTTGCTCCACGGCGCGACGAGCGCGAATGTTGCGGCGGATGTTTGGAAAGCGTTGCGCAAGCGAAACGGCGCCACCGGCAACGCCCCCGACCACCAGGCTCGTGGCGGCATTGGGGATGATTGACTTCACGTAGGCGTCAACCATGTCGTCAACGCCAACGTTGACCGCGAACGGCGTCTTCGGGCCAATCATGTTGGCGATGTTGCCGCCTGTGGAGTCGTCAACGGCCGTGCTCAGGGTCTCGTTCACAGCAAACGCTGCGCCGCCGCGGACCACACGTCCAGCGGTTGTTGTTGCGCCGGCAAAACCAAAGCCTGGGGTGACCGGCGCAAGCAGCAGGTTGCCGACCACCGAACGACGCATCTGATCAAAGTCGCGCTGCTCCTTGCTCATCTGCGACGGCGGCGTTGCCCCAAGGCGGCGGTAATTGTGGTCAACCAGTTGATCAAGCAGCCCCCCAACCCGTCCGCTGCTGGCATCCGCCTTTTGCCTGCCCTTGGCTCTCTGGGCAACTGAATAGGCCAGCCTGGCCGCGTTGTCGCCAGCGCCAACAATTCCAAGATTGATTTGCCCGGCAAACCCCACTGCCGGGTTGCTTTGAATCAGACGCAGGTGAGGCAACTTGCCGGCACGCAACGAATTGACCTCATACCTGGCATCGTTCATCAACTTCGACCACCAGGGCCGCGGTTGCGCGCTCTGCGCCGCTGGCTTGGGCTTCGGCTTCGCCTGCGGTTTGGGCGCAGCCGGCTTGAACCCAGCCTTCACCGTGGGCGCCAGGTCGCTGCTCTGCTGGGCGCCTGTCACCACCCAGCGGCCATTCACTTGCTTCAGTTCTTGTGGCATGGATCAGCCTCCCTGGGTGTAGCGGCGAAGAATGTCGAGGGTGTATTCGCGGATCGACGGGTATCGCCGGCCCTTGTAGAACTGCGGCTTGTCGTCGTCGTAGAGATTCCCCCGTCCGCTGTACCAAATGGCTGCAGCGCGCCGAATCGCAATCGCGCCCTTGTATCCAGCTGCCAGTTGCTGCTGAACGATCTGCGTGATCTGACCATTCACCACAGCCAGCTGGGCTTCGCGGTTGGCCAGGAACTCCTTCGGGGTGAGCCTGCGGCCGTAATGTTTTTGCGTCCACGAGGCCACGTTTGCGGGCATCACCTGCCCATAGCCCAGGGCCCCGGAGTCCGGGTTGACAGCGGCAAAGTTGCCGCCGCTCTCCTTGCCAACAATCGCCCGCCGCAGCGAGTTGATCGAGATCGCCCCGATCACCGGAGCGCTACCCATAAAAGGGCCTCCGCCATCCCGGCTGCCTCCTTGGCGCATGGCCAGATTTGGCGCGGCCACTGCTGGTGTCGCTCCAGTCAGTGCATCAAAGAACCAGCCGGCGATTGACTGCACCGGCCGGGCCGGAGCCATTGCCGTGCGGAACGAATCGGCAACGCCCTGGGCATCACGGCTGCTGCGCAGCAACTGCTGCCGGGCATCGTTGGGGATGCTGAAGCTGGGGTAGTTGTCCGCTTCACGCAGCAGCCAGCGGCCAACGTTGTTGCCATAGCCCGCATCTCGGGCAGCTCTGGACGCAGCAGCACTGGGCGGCTGGCCATTGAGCACTCGGCCCATCTCCTCTTGCACGCTGGGCAGAGCCAGCACCGGCTCGCCGCTCTGCAGCCGCGCACCGCGATCAGGGATGTTGTCGAGCTGGCCCGAGGGGTAGACCGGCTTGGCAAAGGACTGCCGGCCAGCAGGAGCGCTTTCGGCGCCCCCTGGTGCCGCAGGGCGAGCACGATTGCCGACCGAGGGCGTGTTGGGCGCCTTGGCTGAACCTGGAAACAACTGCTGCAGCGCCTCTTTGTCACTCTTGCCGTACTCCTCCAGCGCCCGAGTGGTGACGCTCGTGATCTCAGCAGCGCTGAGCTTGGCCCCTTTCTTGGCCTCGGCTTCCTGTATCCGGCTGTAGACGTGAGACCGATAGGCGGAGAGCTGCAGCTGAGCCGAGCGGGCCACGTCGGCGTCGCCCCAGGCCAGCAGGTCGGTGAACGGGTAGAACTCCCGCAGCCGGCTTTTGATCTTGCCGTCAATCAGTGGGTTGACGAGGTGGCCAGGAACGTCGTCCTTCTCCTTCTCCTTGGCTCGACGAATCTCGGCGTACTGCTTGCGCTTTTCCTCGCGGTCCTGAGGCGCAACCCCAGTCAGGCTGGCTTCAAGCTCCTTGTCAGCTTGCCTGGCGTTCCAGGCTGCTCCCACCCGGGCCTGCATGTCCTGCAGCAGCGCGTCGGTGCCCGATGGGTCATAGCTGCGGCCAGCCACGTCATCAAGCGTTTTGCTCATGCCCTGGGTGGCCTCCATGAGCTTGCCCAGCGGCACGCCCATGGCCTTGTACTTCTCCACCAGCTGGTTAATCTTCTGGCCTCGCATCGGCCCATCGGGCTCGCCAAAAGTGATGTCAGCCAGTTCGTTCTCGAATTGCTGCACGCCCTGCTCGGTTTGCCGCTGGCTTTGCTGCCACAGCGACTGGCCGATCTTGTTGTTGGCCTCGAACATCTCGATCCCGTAGAGCTCGCCCGCCAAGGCCCGGCGACCGTCCTTGCCAACGGGGCCCGCTTCGACGTTGAGCAGGATCCGCCTGAGCTCAGTGTTGCCGGCAAGCCCAGCCTGTTCGGCCAGGCGCTCAAACATCTGCCGCTTGAAGGTGCTGGCCTCCCCCGGGATGCCAGTCTCGTTTGCCAGGCGATCAGCGGCCTGGCCGATCAGCACCTGCAACCCGCGTTCCCAGCCGGCGCGATCAGTCCCGACCTGGGCCAAGCGGCGAATCGGCCGACCCGTGGTGGGGTCGTACTCCATCCACTCGACCGTCCCGGTCTGCCGGGCCTGCTGGTAGATCGCCGATGCTTCAACCGCAGCATTGCGCCAGGCGGTCTCCTTCTGAAACTTGACGTGGTCGTCCCAGTGCTGGGCGTAGAGCCTTTCGCCGGCTTGGCCAATGGCAGGCAGCACGTGCTCGACAAAGCCCGGCGAAGCTGGATCAACCCTGTACTTCTTGGTGATTTCCTCAACCGCCAGGGCCTCGAGCTGCTTGAGTTCCGGCGATCCCGGCGGCAGTTCGTAGGCGCCAGGAATGTTTCGATACCTCTGCAGAACGGCGGAATTGATCTCTTGCCCGGCAATCCTGGCCAGAGTGTTCTGCCGTCCCGCTTCCCGGTACGGGTTCACCCGATCCATCATCATCGCCCCGATCGGATCGACCTGGGCCAGCTTGCGGTTCTCGCCTGCGTACTGCGCCTGCGACTGCAGCATCTGCTGATTGGCTAGCGCTTGCGCCCGGGCGGCCTCGGCGCGCCCCTTCTCGTATTCGCCTTTTGCATACATCTGCATCCCGGTGCTGGCCAGCTCGACCAGCCCTCGGCTCAGCGGCGCCAAGGCCATGGCCAGCTCAGCAAACTGGTTGACGCCCTGGATGCTGCCGCCGCTGCCCTGCGGGAGCAGTCGGATGCCCTGCGGGTTGGGCATCATCTGTGGCGTTGCCGGCGCTGCCACGTTCGGCGCTGCCGGCCGAATGAAGCTGTCAACCGAGCGAGCGGTCGGCCGAATCTGATTCAGCGGAAGGTTGTCAGCCATTACTTGCCTGCCACGCTCTTGAGCTGGGCAAAGGTGTTGAAGCCAGCGCTCACGCCGCCCACCAGGCCGCCCATGATCCGCAGGCCAGCGGCAGCGCCACTGGGCCCAGAGCCGGTCATCGTCGGGGCCGGGGCCTCAAGCAGCGCCGGCAGCGGCATGAACGGAGCCATCGGCTCCATGTATGGCTGCGCCTCGTAAAAGCTCTGCGAGTTGTACTGGCTCAGGTACTGCGCCACCGCGCCGGCCTGCTCGCGGCTGTATTGCCGTGTCCTGAGGCCCTCGTTGATGTCCTGAATCGTCTGGTAGTCGCCCACCTGGCGGGCGTAGTCGTTGATCAGTCGATCCACCGATCCACCCTCTTGGCCGCCAGCCATGGCCCGGCTGCGGGCCTTGAGCGCTGCCACCTGGTACTGCTGAAAGGCGACGGCTTCGCTCATCGAGGCCTCAGCGGCGGCCTGGTTGATCGCCTCGCTGCTGCGCACAAAGGCAGCCCCAGCCGCTGCCCGCGTCTGGCCCACCACATCCGCCTGGGCAATCTCCTTCAGCCGCTCGTAGTTCTGCAGGCTGCGGCTGTAGGCCAGGTTCTGGTTGTAGTTGACCGTCTCCTGCCAATAGTTGTATTCGGCGTTGGCGTTCGTGATGCGCTGGTTGAAGCCCGCTTGCCACTGCGCAAACTTTGTGTTGGCGTTCTGGAACGCCCTCTGGTTCACGTAGTCCTGCTGGGCCGCAGCGCTCTCGGCCATGCCGCCGAGGATCCCCATGCCGCCCTGCAGGCCGCCAAGGATTAGCCCTCCAACAAGGGGGTCCATCAGGCAGTCCTCCAGAAGTGACAGAACAGCTGCGCGCTGCGACCCTTGGGCTCAGGGGTGTCGATCGTGAAGCCCAGGTGCTGCAGCCACCGCAGCGTCCGCAGGTTGGACGCCAGGGCCCAGTTCTCCAAGCACAAGTGGCCACCAGCCAGAAGCTCATCAACCCAGGCCCGGCCGCCGCGGATGAACTGGCGGCGATGGCTGGCAGTCGCCAGCAGCTCCTCGGTGCCAAGCAGCCAGATCAGCGAACCGTTCATACCGCAGATCCCCACCGGGCTCTCATCATCTGCATCTATGCAACGACAGATTGCGCTGTTTTTCCAGCTCTGAAGCACAGCTTCTTCCCCAGCCAGGCCGTGGCTGTAGAGGACCTCCAGCCGATCCTGATACCGCAGGCGCTCTGCGATGTGCTGCACCCGTGCAGCCGTTGGCTCGGCCCACCTCATCGCTGCAGGCTCTGGGCTTGGCTGGTCACAAGACCCACCCACTCCACCGTGCTGAACTTGCACGGGTGGATGGTGTCGTTGTGGATCTCGACGATGCAGTTCTCGCCCTTGCTGGCAATCGGGATCTGAAACACGCCCTCGAAGTAGCGCCCGGTCTCGGGGTCGTAGCCATTGGGCAACGCGCTGCCCAGCACTGAATTGCGGCTGCCCAGCACTGCTCCATCGAACTTGTAGAGCGCCATGTCGCGGCGCTCAGCCATCACGCGCACCTCAAAGTACAAGGTCTCGTGATACCGCAACTTGGCATGGCGAATCTGTGTGCGCTCAACGTTCGCCGCAACCTTCCCACCGCCTACCTCCTTGTAAAGCTTGAAGCGAGTGAAGCGGTACACGAAGTCGTAGGCCTCGCCAAAGAACACTGGTTTGGCTGACCAGTCACCGTTGGCCACGATCGTGGTGCCGCTGCTTGCTGAACCCAGCAACACTCCGCCATTGGTGCTTGGGCCATAGCCAGACCAGGCCTGCGTTGGCGCCTTGATCGTGTAGGGCAGGGTCCAGGTGGTCTGCTTGGTGGTGGCGTTGTAGCTGCCAGACGCCACCCGGATCGCCGCCGGCGTCTCTGTGGTGGTGGACACCCGCCGGTCCAGCAGCAGCGGGTAAGGGTTGGGCGCAACGTCACTCAGCCGGTCAGCCACCGGCATCTTCTCGAGCCACACCTCAGTGCCGTACTCCACCAGCAGGTACATCACCTCCTGCACGCACAGGATCTGCAGGATCTTGTCGGCGCTATTAAGCCGCCAGTGGCTCCAGCTGCTCTGCGCTCGCTCAGCCCCACTGCCAGTGTTCCGGTAGAAATACTTGTAGACGTAGACCCGATCAGCAAAGCCGCTCTTGCTGGACACGGCAAACCAGCTGTTGCCGGTGTCGTTCGCCGCCAGCTTGAACACATCCGCCGGGATGTAGCTGCTCACATACCCCGTCAGGTCTGACGCATCTGCCACCAGGGCCGTGCCCGCACCGCGGACGCTGAACTCCCGAAACTGGCTCCACTGCCCATTGGCCTGGCAGAAAATGATGGTCCCTTGCACCGGGATGGGCCTGCAGTTGGGGTCGATCTCGTACTGCGTCAGCACCGTGATCACTGCGCTGGCTGGCGTCAGGATCGTCTCGGCCGCATTGAAGCGGAACTGGATCTGATCGCTGAAGATGATCAGCTCGTCCTGGTACGGGATCGCGTAGCGCAGCACCGACACCCGGTTGTTGCTGGCTGTCAGGTCGATCGGATCGGTGTCGAGCACCGCCGTGACCGTCTCTGGGAAGAAGGCAAAGAAGTCCCGCGTGCGGCTGAGGATGACATTCTCATCCGCCAAGAATCCCAGCCGGTTCTTGTAGATGAAGACGTCTTGGATCGGGTAGCCAATAAAGCTCGGGCCGGGCGCTGTGTCGTAATCACCCGCACCCCTCTGGCCCCAGGTGGGGATCGTGACGGTGTTGGGCGCCGATCCAGCGGTGGCGCCATTGGCCGGGCCAAACCAGAACGTCGCCGGTGTCGTTGGCAGCCTGACCAGCAGATGCGGCATGGTCGCCGGGTTGAGCTTGTATTCGACGCCAGGGCTTACGGTCTCCTGCCAGCTGCCCTCGCCAAAGGTGCCGCTGCGGGGCACAAACGTGACGTAGTAGCCATCGAACTTGTTCCCCGGATCGCCCACCACCTCGATCTGGTAGCCCGCTGGTGCAATCGTCGGCAGCTCAGTGAAGGCCTGCACTGCTCCGGTGATCGCCGTGATGTCGGCGTTGGCACGGGCATCAGAAGCCGCGATTGTGATCGCGCTGCTGCTGGTCAGATGCAGCACCGAGCCACTGCGAGCAATCGTCACGCCCGTCAACGGGCCCGCCGTGTGCGTGCTGATCGTTGCCACCTGCACAGGAGTGGCGTCAGTGCCGCCCTCGAGCAGGTTGCGGGCCACAAAGATCTTGTCGCCCGTGCGATAGCCCCTGCCGGCAGCATTGCCGATTGCCACCGCGGTCACTGCCGAAGCGTTGCCGGTGACATTCACTGTCAGCCCGCTGCCACCCTCGTCCGTGGTGGTGGCCAGGTTGTTGTTGGTGGCGTTCAGCGTGGTAGCAGAGGCCGTCAACGTCAGCGCCGTCGCGGGTCCACCCACAAGCGCACCACGTAATTGGCTGGCGATCTCAGCCGTGCTGATCCGGTTCTCGATGGTGTTGCCACCGCTGACAACCACTGGCGCCACCGCTGTAATCACGGTCGCCTGCTGGCTGTTGACGTTGAGCGAGTAGCGCTGGCCGTAGTTCGCGGCCTTGACCCACACCAGGGCCTCGTGCGCTGCAGGCCGGGCCACAGCAGGGGCCAGCGCCACGTCCATCGCCGGCACCGCCCGGGTGTTGCTGATGAAGGTGTAGTCCGCAATCGACGCGGCTCTGATGTCGCTCTTGGCGCTCACCACTGAGGCCAGGTAGTTGTAGGCGTTGTTGGCGGCGGTGACCGTTTTCTCGCTGCCATCAAGGCCGAACACTCGGATCGCTGTCTTGGCGATCACCACCAGGTACTGCTCGTCCGCATCGCGGAGGATCTGGTGGAAGTAGACGTCGCCAAAGCTGGTGTTGCTGACCTTGGCGATGCAGCTGGTCGATTCTCGCTTGCGCAATCCTTCGGCCAGGGAGCTCATTCCATTGATCTGAAGCTCGCCCTGGCTGGGCTCCCGCTGCGCGTCGGGCTGCTGGCTGATCCCTTGGATCAGGTTGGGGATGGTGTAGCTGACGAGATTAGCCACGCAGATACCCCCGGTTGCGACCCAGCAGGCCCAGCCCAGGCGAGTAGGTCGGGAACGGCTTGAAGCCCGGCCCACCCGTCAGGCTGTTGGCTTGGGCCTGCTCGAGCTCAACACGCTGCAGCTCGACCAGCGCGTTCTGCTCATCCAGCGCCGTGTATTTGAAGATCGCGTCAGAGCTCAGCACACGGTCGCTGAACACCCGCGCTGAGCGGATCGTCACCCAGCGATTGAACGCCTCTGGGCACTCGTCCCAGGCCAGCAACCACACCACGTCGGCTTCGAGGCTGTTGACCTCAGGACTCAGCGTGTAGGTCCGCTTCTCTTTGTCGTAGACCCGCTGGCCTCGCAGCTGGAATCGGCCGGCCCAGCGGTAGGCATCAGTGGCAAACGAGACCACGTTGGTCGGCACCGTGATCTGGTTGGTGTTGCTGTCCTTGGCGAACTCATAGCCCTGCTCGCTGTTCCAGCTCCAGCCCCGCGTCTGGCCCTCCTTGTGGAACTCCAGGATGGTGCGCTCGGCCATCGTCGCTTCAACGATCTGCTGGCTCTCCAGGCTGTTGACCGGCTGCTCGCCAATGTTCTGCAGGCAGATGTTCACCGCCTCGAGCAGCGTCGTGCGGCCTGGGGTCAAGCCCTGATTCGCAAGGCCCATCGGAACTCTGCAGCAATGCAGTCCTTATGCTATCGGCACGCACAAAAAAGCCCCCTGGTTCTACGCAGGGGGCCTGGGTGTTCCTTCTGAAGGAGCTTAAGGCACCTCGATCACGCCAGCGCACTCAGGGCGGAGCTTTGCCATGCCGATCGCCATGCGGGCGACCATCAGGGTGGCCTGATACTGGATGTTGAAGTCGCCGCCGGCAGAGGTGATCTGCAGGCCGATGTCCCGCAGGGTCAGCACGCCGATGGCATCACGGTGGAACATGATGGCCCGGCACTTCGACAGATCCTGCTCGTAGTCAGTGTTCTTGTCGTAGGTCGCGTTGTTGGTGTACGCCGACTGGGAGACGTGGTTGCTCCAGATGATCGGGATGCCCTTCACCCGCAGCACGTTGCCACTGGCAAAGCTGCCGTTCTCGCCGCTGGCTCCATTGAAGTCAGCGTTGATGGCACGGGTGGAATCCAGCAGCAGGTCGTACTCCTCAGGGCGCACGACACAGATCATGTCGTCCACAGGAATGTCCTTGGCCAGCATCTTCACCTTCAGGCTGCTGATCATGGAGATCAGCTCATCGCCCTTGGCGTTTTTGCTGGCAGCGGCGTAGCCGCCCGACAGCTGCTCGCTTTGGCCGACGCGGCCGGAGTTGGGGCCTCCGGTGGCGGTGACGGTGGTGCTGGCAGCGGTCTGCGATACGGTCACCTGATAGGTGCCACGCAGGCCGGGGGCATCGCCGCTGGTCTGAGTCAGCTGGGAGACGATCTGGGTGCCTGCCGTCACACCGCTGCCACTGATGGTCATGCCAGGCGACAGCCGGCCACTGCCGACCGCGGTGACGGTCAGGGTGGTGGTGGCAATCGAACCGGTGACAGAAGCGGTTGCGCTGTTCAGGGGCTCAGTGGTGGTCTTGGCAGCGCCGTACAGCACGCGGGCGGCACGGGCGTCCCACTCGCGGGCCAGGGCTTGACCCAGCTGATGCGTCACGTCCTGGCGGACATCGACGTAGTTCATGAGCTCGTCCAGCTCATAGATCACCTCGCTGGCGACCAGCAGGCCATCGAGATTGATGATCCGCTCGTTGCGGTCGGACGAAGTGGTGGGGCTGGTGTCCCCGAGAATCGGAGTCCCGGGCACGTGGTAAGCCGCCGTGTTGCGGCCGCTGACCTGGAAGGCAGCGGACTTGCCGCCGCGGATGTTGCGCTCTTTGACCTTGCCCTTGAACACGCACTTGCGATCAAAGGCATCGAGCACCTCGGTCATGCCGAGTTTCAGGAACAGAGCATCAGTTGCTCCGGCCTGTTTGATTTGACCAAGACGGTCGAGGTTGGTGAGATTGGCCACGGGCCTAAATGGATTGCGAGCCTCTGCTCCAAGGCTGTGCTGGGTTGGGGTGTCTCCCTAAGGAGGCCCAATCAACTGCACCTCTGCAGATCAACTCTTTAGCCCATTATGCGGCGAAGTTCGATCGCGCAAGGGTCTTCTCGTACCAGGCCCGGTATTTCGGATCGGTGTTGTAAAGCCGCTTGCCCTGCGGGTTGGTTTTGCGCATCGCCTCAATCGCCTGCTGCTGCGTTTCAAACACGTCGGTCTTCACCGCTGTGCCGCCGCCGATCAGCCTCGGCTCCTTGGACTCGGCACTGTTGCCAAGACTGGCGCGCACCTGCAGCTGCCGAAGCGCAAAGCGAGCCGCTGCCTTGCCGCTGTCCACAGCTGCGTTGTAGTCGGCCAGCTCTTGCTGATCGAGGTTGGACATCGCCCATTGACTGAGCTGCTGAAACTGCTCATCGCCGCCGACCATTGCCTTGAGCTCTGACACGTCGGCCTCGCTCAGGCCGCTGGCCGAACTCTCTGGTTGCGCCGGAACGTTGCCCTTGGCCGGGGCCACGCCCTGCAGGTAGGTCTCCACCAGCTGTCTGGGCAGCCCGCCCTTCTCCACCAGGGCATCGACGTAGCTGCTGACGTCATCACCGGCCTCGGCCTTTTGCGCCATCTCGAGCGGGTTGATCTCGGCCAGCTCGATGGCGGTGGCCACGGTGTCGCCGTAGAGCTGCTTGCCCAGATCAGGGGTGTACTGGTCCGGCGAGAACTTAGGCCGGTCCTCAACTGCCGAGGAATCCTCGGCAGCTGACTGCTGGCCACGCTGGCTGATGAGCTTCTGGGCCTCGAGGTAGGCCTTCTCCAGGTCCTGAGTGCTCTTGAACTTCCCGGCCAGCAGCGGCCGCTCCTCGCTCTCCTGTCCCTGCTGCTGGGTTTCGGCCTCAGCAATGGCAGCGTTCTGCTGCTGCAGCTCCTCAATGAACTGATCGACGACACCCTCTTGGCCGGGGCCAATCATGTTCTGAAGGTCGGCGGTTGGTGTGGCGGTCATGCAATGGGCTCCTCAGTGGGTTGTTGTTCCGGCATGGGCTGAGCCATCTCCTGGCTCACTGCAGCGGCGTTAGCCAGCTTTTGCGGGTCGGCCATGCCGGCCGCCATTGCTTGCTGGGCCATTGCCATCTGCTGCTGTTGCTGCTGCTCCTCGGCCAGCTGCTCCTCGGTTTTGACCAGGCCGATGATGTCCATGCCCATCGCCCCAGCCAGCCGGCGGATCAGCTCAGCCGGCATCACGTAGGTGGCGATGCCCTCTGGCCCCAGCGCCTGCTGCAGGATTGTCATGAACCTGGCGGTCTTCTCAAGGTCGTTGCCGCGGCCGACAGCGGCCAGGCCGACGCTCACCACCGGCTTGACCAGTTCATTCGGCAGCTTGGGCAGCTTGCCCTTGCGGGTCAGGATCGCCAGCTTCCGTGACACATAGGGTTGTTGAAACTCAGTGGTCAAGATCGCGTAGATGGAGCCGAGGCTGTTCTCGATCTGCAGCGCCTGCAGCCTGACCTCCTCGGCCGTGGTGCGCTCGGAGTCGCGCACATCGGCAAGCATGAACGCCTGGGCCAGCCGGGCCTCGATGCGCGCCAGGCCCTGCGCAGCGACGTTCAGATCGGCTGCCTTGTTCACCTGAATGGTGAACACGTCGTCGGGGTTGCCGGGCAGGTAGGCGCCGTTGGGTGCCTCGGCCAGCTTCTTGGGGTTGGCAATGCCGCTGGGCTTGACGAGGTGCTTGACCTGAGCCGACACCAGCGAACCTTCGGCAATCGCCTGACTCAGGGCCTCAGCCGTTTGCAGGTCAGCAATGCAGGCCGCCTCGACGTAGCCAGGGGAGTAGCCCTGTCCGTCGATCCGGTACATGCGCAAGGGCAGCCAAGGCGACTCGCTGACGCTGGCCGTGCCGCGGGTGCCGGGGATCTCCTTGTCGTTGATCTCCTGGTACCACTTGACCTTCTTGCCCTCCCACTCGACGTGGGTGTAGAGCCGCACCACCCGCTCGTATTCGGGGGTGTGGTCGTCATCAATGATTCCCTCAACCTCGCCGCTGTCCTCGTCCAGCAGTTCGCGGGCCTCGGGCGGCAGGGTCTCAATCGACAGCTGCTCGCAGACGATTGCCTCAAGGGGGTTGCCCATCAGGTCTCGCCGGCACACGTAGCGGTTCAGGTGAAAGGCCTTTAGCCCTTCGTCCGAGACGTACATCAGCACGTTCCCGGAAATGATCAGGTGCAGCAGCATTTCGTGAACGGCCACCCGGTCGTTCGAGGTCTCGATGCTGCGCAGCACAGCGCGCTCAAGCCTGGCCAGGGCCAGGTCGAACTCGCTCTTGGATTTGCCCATCGCCTCAGGGCTGGTGCCAGCGGCAGCCATCTGCTGCTCGCTCTTGGCCATCTCGATCTCGTCGATCGTGAAGCGGAAGAAGGTCTCGGTCGGCGGCAGCAGGGCCAGCAGCAACCGGCTGGCCAGGTTGTGCACGCCACGGGCGCCAATGCCATTCCATGGCAAGGGCCAGGTCTGGTTGTCGTTGGGGTGCGGGTCGTCGCTAAGCGGGATCAGGTACGGCAGGGTGAGCCGCGCAGCTGAGCGTGCCCGCTCAAGGTAGTAGTTGCGGTCAGACTCAAGGGCCCGGTAGCGCTTGACGCAGCTCATGTCATCCTCCGAGGTTTACGCCGACACCGGCGCTGCGACCGGATGAGCCGATGCGCAGGCTGTTCCTTGCGCCCGTGGGCCTGATCCGCAAGCCCTGCGCCGGACGGCGAGTCACGGCTGCAGCGGGAGCGCTGGCTTGAGTTGCCATGCCGGCCAACATCCGCAGGGACTGCGACACGGCTTGGGTGGCAAGGCGTTGAGCACCGATCTGCTGTTGCTGCTGGGCCTGCTGCTGTTGAGCAAGCTGCACGGTCTGGAGCTGGTCGGCCGCAGCCTTGTCAGACGCCTGCTGCAAAGCAAAAAGAGAATTATAATTGTCTAACGCCAAAGCATTTAAGGCTTTATCTTGCTGAAAAAGATAATCAAGATCCTTAAACACTGTGTGATGTATGCCGCCAGCGTCTCCTCTTTTTACGCTTTGGTAAGCCTCTCTATAGTATTTGCCATCGCCTTTGGCTCTTGGACTGTTTTCCCAATACCAAGAATGTGTTGGGTTGTCCGGCATTAATTCCGGCTTGGGGGGCAAAATAATTTTGAGCCCTGTTGATGGCGTTGCCGTGTTTGCAGGGGCCGTGCTCTGGCGCTCCGGCATGTCTGGCCTGATCGGAACCGCCGGGGTCATCGTTTGAGACGGCACGAGCCCGGGCCTTGTTGCCGGTGCTGATGGGTAAAGGCTTGCCATGGCTACACCCCGATGTTCAAGCCAGTGCCTTCGGTCATTGCCGTGGCACCAGGCGCAATCTTGAGCGTGCTCTTGCTCTTGTCCTTCGGCTTGGGCGGCGTGGTCGTCACCGCGTTGTCCGCCTGAACGGTTTGCACCGTTGCGGCGTAGGCGCCCTGCTGCTGCGCAGCCATCTCAGCAGTCGCTGCCGTGCGCTGTTGCTCAAGCTCCAGCCGCTGCTTCTCGGCCTGGGTGTTGGCGTCGTCGATCTGCTTCTGCAGCGCGGCCGTGAACTGCGTCTGCTGGTCACTCATCGACTTTCGATAATCGTCCAGCGCTCGCTGGTTGGCCTCGATGTCGGCCCGGCTGGGCCCCTGGTAGACAACCTGCGGCGCCGATGGTTGGGAGAAAATGCACATGGTCAGTAAGCGGTAGTGATGTTCAGACCAGTGCCAGCGCGTTCGCTGGTCTGTTGACCGCGGTCAATCCGCAGCCCACGCTTGCCCCTGGACCTGGTCATCCCTTCGCGGTCAGAGCCGACCGATGGAGCCTTGGCCGCCTTCTCGGGTGGCGGCGTGCCAATCAAGGCAGCCATCCGTGCTGCGTTGGCAGCCGTGTCATTGGCTCGCTGAGTCTTCAGATCACGCAGCTCAACAAGCGCTTGCTGCTGACCAGCCAGCGCTTGATTCAGCTCAAACTGCTTGACCTTGACGCCCATGTCTTGCGTATGGCGCATGGCGTCCATCTGCATCTGGGCCATGCGGTCATAGGCCCCGGTGTCAGGCATCGTGATCGTCGCCGGACTGCCGCCACCTCCAAAGCACATCAGATGTTCTCCAGGTTGAGTGGCTCAGAGCGCTGTTCCTCAAACAGCTTCTGCAGGTAGCCAATCACCTCCTGCTGCCCAATCCAGTGGTCAACATCTCGATAAGACATTGACCGCTCAATGGCGCTCGGGAAAGCGCCCTTGAGCTTCTGGATCAGTTCTTCGGTGACGATCGGCTGCAGCACTGCAAGGTTGCAGAACATGCTCAGGCTACCGGTGGACTCCATAGCAGGGGAGCCCCGGCCGTCATGTCGTACTCCCCCGGCCGCAGGATGCGCGCACAGCGGGCCTGGGCCAGCGCGTAGGGTTCGCCAAAGCCTTTCTTCTCAAAGGCCTTGAGCACCTCCTGCCACATCTGCAGCTCTGCAGTGCAACCAGCCAGGGCCTTCTGCGCAGTCACCGGACCGTAGCCAGGGCAGCCTGGGTAATTGTCGCTGGCGTCCCCGGTGAGCACCTGGACAAAGAAGTTGCGGTCGGCCTCAACCTTGGTCACTTCGACCATCTCGCCATCACGCAGGTGGAGGCCAGGCAGGGTCAGCATGTCCTTGTCAACCGACACGATGACATCGCCCTCCTCGTGGAGGATGCCAAGCACGTCGTCTCCTTCCACGTCGGTGAGCTTGGCCACCTCCCAGCCACGGGCCGGGGCCGCCTTGCTCACCCACTCCACCAGCTGCCCGTAGCCGGCGGGTCGGCGGTACTTTCTGCGGTTGCCCTTGTATTGGGGCCACACCCCATAGCGAAACGACACCCGATCCCCAAAGACCAGCACCGGCTGGTGATCGGGCAAGGTGTCGCGGAACTCGCCAATAGTGTCCTGAAACAGAGCCTGTGCATCACCGTGCCGACAGAGGTAGGTCCAATCGTCGTCGGCCCACTCGACCTCAAACTCGCTGCCAGCCGCGGCCCGGTAGAGGTAATACTCTGCGTCAATCAGAGCTTTCATTGGCCCCCTCCAGCTCGGCGGCGATGGCGAAGAACTCGGCGCGGGCCTGCTGCCGTTGGTAATACTGATCGAGCAATTTAGTCCAGTTCATCAAGTGATAGTCAGAGTCCGCGCTGGGCTTACGCTCTGCCGGCAGCACCTGATCCGCAGCAGCACGCAGGGCGGCGGCGATCATTGATTCCGTGTCCCACTCGTCTTCGACAGCAAGCGCTGCATCCAGCACCGCCTGCGCGGCGGGGCTCAGTGGGGTGGGGTCAGTCACAGCTCCACCTCTCGCTCCAGCCGATCAGCCACCTCGTTGATGGCCATGTGGCAGATGCGAGCTCTGCCAGAATCTGGCGCCCAGCCACGCAACGTCTTGGCAATCTCTTTGACCACCGTCTTCATGCGGCGACGATCGTCAATGCTGTACTCACCCAGCGACCAGTACAGCTCGGTCAATTCATCCAACAGTTTCATTTGAGAACCTCCACGGCCGCATCAGGCCAGCGATTAAGGCAGTAGCGGATCGCCTTGGATTTGCTTGGGGCAGGAATCGTTATGCGCATGGCTGGCTTGTTTGGTTGCTTGACTTTCAACCGGTAGTCTCGCGTGGATTCGTCAGGCTTGGGCCTGCTAAGGCCAGGACCAAGGATGGGTTCGGGGCCCTCAATCGCAAGGCGCTTGGGTGGTGTCCAGCCCATCACTCATCCTCCATTGCAAGCACGTCCTCCAGGGCGCGCACATAGCCGCCCCACCAGGCCGATACATAATTGGCCCCTTCGTCTTCTGCCTCGCTGCAGCGCTTGCGTGCCATCGTCAAAAGCCGAATGACTGCTGATCGTTCGAGGTCAAGGGTTTGCTCGGCTTGTTTTGCCATGGCTTGATGTTTCGTAGGTCGTGGATACGGGTGGTAATCACTTGTGCCCCGCGGCCAAAAGCAACGGAGACCGAGTTGTCATAGGTTTCAGTGACGTGTCCCTTGATCCAGCCGCCAAGGGCGCGGATCAAAACGGGTTGCCCCTTGTCAAATTGGTTCCAGCTCACTGGTGGCCCTCCTTGCGAAACGCAGCCAGGTCGCGAAACTCCATGTCCGTGAACTGCTGGTGCTGCTCAAGAAAGTCCTTGCTGGGCAGCACCACATCACGGCCTCCTTTGTTGAACTGCAGCACCGACCACTTGCCGGAGAGCAAGCCGCGCTCGAGGATGCCGCGCAGCTCGTGCTTGTTGATCAGCGGTTCCATCACGCATCAGCCAACTGCGCTTCCTCCTGAGCCACCCACTTGAGGTAGTCCGCCCACTTCTGTGGGGTCAGGGCCGGAGTTTCGTCGTGACCAGGCGGCAGCAGCGGGTGCGGTCCATCGGCATGGAACGGCACGTAGGCCAGAGAGTTGTGGGGATCGGGCGGCCCGGCCAGCGACTCTGGATTGCTGGGTAACAGCGCTTGCTGTTCGGCGCTGGGCCTGGCAAAGGCCGGCAAAAGGTCGCGAAACCCCCAGCTCCTGTTGGCCAGGCCGTTCTCGGTTCTGTAAAGCGGTGCCATCAATTGTTTCCAGGTTGGGTAGCGCTTGAACTTGTCGGGCTCCAATCCTTGAATCCATTGCTCAGCGGCCCACATGAACTGGGTCTCGTTGATCTCGGGAAACTCAGTGGTGAAGCTGTGAAACTTGAGCCGGCAGATGTGCGGGCTCCAGCGATCGGCGTCCTTGATGCGCAGCTGCGCCGCGATCATTTCGGCGACCGCCAGAAACGTCTCCGGCGTCAGGCGGTTTGGCTTGGCCATTGCTCAAGGGCGGCGAGCATCGCCGGGTCTTTCGGCATGGGGCGGCCGGCAGCTGTGGGCGCAGGCTGGGGCCGGCTGCTGCGCGAGTCGAGGTAATCGAGCTTCAAGGCTTGCCAGCCGTGCTCAACACCGGCTTCGCAGAGCGCGATCTGCTGGTGCCGCGGCAGGTTGGCAACACGCTGAACGCTGGCCATCCAGGCGGCTTCGGTCCAGGTGGCGTTGCCCTTGTGCTTGCTCTTGCGGCTCTCGTTCCACCACTGCACTAGCAGCGGCTGGGCCTCAGCAGAAATGTTGACCAAGCAGTCCTCATCGAGGCTGGCCACGTGCTTGGCGACCATTTTCCTGACCTCAGGCACCACTGCCAGGGCAGGCCGGGGCTCCTCGGTTGGGGCATAGCCGCCCATCACCGGATCCCAGTTCTCAATGCGCTCGAGGGTGGCGAACTTGTGGCCACAGCTGCGGCAAGTGCGATACCGGCGGATCCCATCGGCCACGCGATCGGTGTCCGTGACGCGGCTGTGGTGGTGGTTGCAGTTGGGGCAATTCATCGCAGCACCCCCTCCAGCCGATCGGCCACCAGCAGGGCATAGCCAGCGATGTCACGCCAGCTGTCCACGTAGTCAGGGTCGCCGCAGACAATGCGCCCGATCTTGTGGCAGATCATGTCGAGAGCTTCGCTTTGATCGACGTTGAGACGTTCCTTCTTTGTCCTGATGTGATTGGCGATCACGCCCTTTAGGTTTTGCGTGACCCAGGCGTGGTCAATGAACTTGCCGTAACGGGCGCCGCGCTCCTCGAGCAGGCCAGTCATGTCCTGGCTCATGCGAGCACCTCCTGCGGGGCCCACTCGCCGCACCAATCAATCTCGTCAACGTCGGCCCAGTAGGCGTCGAAACTGCCGCCTGTGCCAAGCACCGGGGCTGGCGCATTGCGATGACACTCAAGAAGGTCAACACCTTCTGTAGTGATTTCTTTGTCAAACCGCATGACATAGAAGCAGTTGTTGCAGCTCTGCTCCGTTCGCGGCGGGTAGGGATGTTTCATTCCCAGATCACCTTGAGGTAAATGGATTGGTCTGTCTTGGAGGTCTTGGTCCAGCGCAACGCAAGGGTGGGCACCACGCCCACCCGGTCATCGCGCCAGATCAGGCCGTTGCCGGCATCGAGCACCGCGCCCGCCAGGTTGTCCAGGTCGCCACGGGCCGGGCCGCGAAAGGACAGGCACAGGCAGCGCACCTCGTCGAGGGGCTTGATGGTCCACCACTCGCCCAGCACGGCACGCACGTTGGCCTTCCAGTCCATGTAGGCCTTCGGCATGTAGGGCCGGCTGCCCCCGCGAGGTGAGCGTGGCCTGGCCTTGGACATCAAGGGAACGCGAAGCTCGAAGTCGGCGGTTTGCATCAGAAAGGCACTTCCTCAAACTCGTCGTTGGAATTGCGCCGATAGGCACGGGTCATTCCGTCGTCCTCGGTCTCGCGCTGAAGCTCTGCAGCACGCCGCTGGATCCGTTGGCTCGGGGTCATGGGCTGCTCTTTTTCCTTCACCGAACCGGTAAAGGCTTCGGCTGGGGTCTCGGCCACGTAGCCGTTTTCAACGCCAAACGCATCAGCGGGGTCCCGCTGCTGGTAGGGCACCAGGTCGAGCACCTGCAGCGCGTCAAAGCTGAGGCTCACGCCCTTCTTGCCGAACTTGTCCTCCCAGCCCCAGACCGAAAAGGCAACCTTCACCTTGCTGCCGTTGCCGATCAGCGTGCCGCCGGGCCACAGGTTCTTGTGGCTGTCGTAGACGGCGGGTGGCGGCAGGACGTTTCCCTTCTTGGTGGTCTCGTTGCGCTTGAAGCGGAACTCGGTCAGGCCTGTGACCTTGCCGTCCTTGTCGGTCTGATCGCGGAGCGGCCAGGCGTTCTTGCTGGGCTTGGCGCCGTCGCCATGGATGCGAGCAAACTCCTCCTCGATCTGTTGCATCAGCTCAAGGGTTTCCTTGGCGCTCTGCTCGCCGCACCAGCTGATTGACCAGCTGCGTGGCTTGTCCTCATCAAATCGGTCTTCTTCAGGTTCAAAGCATTTCGCCCAGTAGGCATCGCCCACTGGGGTGGTCAGCATTGTGCGCGCCATAAACGCTGCAGGGGTGCAGATGACTGCAGCACAATAGGGGTTTGCCCCCTCCTAGGCAACTCCTAGGGGAGTCCTAGGAAAAGCAATAGGGGTTCTGGCCGACCTGCCCGGGCTCGAGCGTGCCCGCTGCTGGCGGAGGTGGCAGGCCGTTAACGCTGCTGTGACTGGCAGTCTCAGCGGCAATCGCCTGCAGCCAGTCCGTCAAGTACAGAGTCCGCAGCTCTTGGTGCAGCGTTTGGTGCAGCCACCCAGCCCGAGCCGGCACGGCAGCAAAGCAATCGTGATTCGGCAGCACCTGCATCCCCACACCTTCAGTCCTGCAGATGACGGCATGAGCCAGAGCCGCGTCAAACGAGTGCACAAAGTTGGCTGTGATGCCCCGGTTGGTGGCGCGGGCGCTCAGTTCGTTCCTGCGCAGTTCGCTGTCAGGCGTTCGCCAGCCCCGGCTGCCGTGCAGCAGGGTGTGCGCAGGGGCGTTCACCTGCTGCTTGGCGGCCAGCACCACCGGGAACCCTGATGGCGAGGTCCACCTGATCGGCTCCTGCCGCTTGATCAGGGTGCCGCTGATCGTTTCAAGCCAGCGCTTGAGCTGCAGCAGCGGCGCCAGGCGCGGCTTGAGCAGCTCCTGCAACCGTGTTGTCAGGTAGCGAGCCGGGAGCACGATCACCCGCTCGTAGTCGCCGGCGTGCTTCAGCTCAACACGCTCAACCAGGAAATCAGCCAGCCCGTCAAACAGCGAGCGGTACTGGGCCCCATAGATCGAGCTCATCACCGGTCCTTTGACCAGGCTGCGGTCAATGCCCAGCTCAAGCCACTGGGCTGCATGACGCTGCTCGCTGATGGTGCCGGCTTCTAGGTCAAGGCGCAGCACCTTCAACAGGTCTGCAGCCACGGCCAGGTAGATGTCGTGGCGTGTGGTGCCGATCACGTTGGCGTCGCGTGCTAGCTGCCGGTCGCGCACCAGGGCCGCGGCGATGCCCAACCCGCTGGTGGTCTGATCAAAACGGATCGGCACCGTGATGGGCGTGTTCGGGTCTTGCAGCCACTGCGCCCAGGCCCGGGCCATCTGCAGCAGCTGCCACGGGTCGCTGGCCACGCGCCACAACTCGGTTCGATCAAGCGGGGCCTCGGCAATGGCCACCAACCGGTCGCTGTTGTCTCTGCCCCACTGCAGCCGGTCCTTCCAGCTGGCTCGGCCCAGCCCCCAGTGTCCGGCCGCGGCCTTGAGGATCCACTCGGCGCCCTCAACGTCGCAGGGGTAGCCCTGCAGAAAGCTGATCGCCGCTTTCTCGTGGTCGGGGCCCTGGTGGGTGACATACCTGTTGCTGCTGTAGATCCGCCCTCGGAAGTCAAGGTCGTAGCGAAACCAGATCGGCTTGCCGGCCACCGCCAGGCACTGATCCAGAGCTGCCTGGATACGCAACCGGGCGCTCTTGTTCTTGCGCTCCTCGGCCCAGGCCTCGACTGCTGCTCGTTTCCACTGCCGCCAGGCTTGACGGTCCTCGTCGCTTTCAGGCCGCGGCGGCGCCTGCTGGGGGTCCCTGGAAACCGTGTACAAACCGTGCAGATTGCTGGCCCAGGCTTCGGCCTGCACCCGTGCCATCCATGGGTCAACGGTGAGGGCCTGCTGCTGCAAATGGTTCACCACCTGCAGGGCCTGGCCCAGGTCAGCGCGCTCGAGGTAATCGAGGCTGAGCCCATCGCGGCGGCTGACCAGCCCCTCGTGGCTGCACCAAGTTGGCGGTGGCTCCAGCTCAGGCGTCTGCGCCGGTGAGCTCTGGTGGGCCGGGGTGCTGCGGATCAGCTCAAGGCTGGCCTCGGTGGCCTCCACCATCAGCGTCCAGCGGCCGCGGATTGCCTGGCGCACCAGCCGCACGATGCCGGTGGTGCTGGCCACCAGCTCGAGCAGCAGGCCACCCACCTCAAACCGATCGGTTGTGGTCCAGGCCCCGTGGTGCAACTGCAGGGCCCGCAGGGTGCGCTGGTCCACGACGGCGCGATTGCCCTCGTGGCGCTTCAGCAGCCGCAGCACGTCCTGATCGTGGGCAGCGATGCGGCCAGCCTTCACCTCGTCTTCGATGGCCCGGCCGATTGCACCAGCAAGCCGGCGATGCGTGTGCCGGCGCGACAGGGTATCGAGCACTTTGGCCAGGGCAACTGCTGCCACGGGCCTGACGCCACGGTTTGCAAAGTGCAGCAGCAAAGGCAGGGCGCAGTAATGGGGTCCGGCAATGCTGGGATCCAGCACAAAACGGGTCAGCAGCGCATCAAGCGCCTGGGCCAGGGGCTCACCGTGCTGCACAAACAAGGCCCGGCCGTACTCGGTCGCTGATTCGCGATTCATGGCTTGCAACCGCGCCCTGGAGGTCTGCAGAGGCGGATTCAAAAGGGGGGTGGACACAAACGGGAAGCTCCCAGGTCTGCAGACGGTGCTGCACTCTGCAGCAATTCCACCTCACCCCTGCAGAGCTGACAAAAGGCGTGCCGCAATCGGCTTTCTTGGCATTACTGCAGGCCTGCAGATGTCGCCAGCTGACTGTAAATCCGCTGGCTCTGCCTACGTTGGTTCAAATCCAACCCGGCCCACCTTCCACACGCCCTTGTAGCTCAGCGGTAGAGCACTCCCTTGGTAAGGGAGAGGTCACGAGTTCAAGTCT